GGGTAATGACGGTGTAAAGCCAACGGCGACGATCGAGTTCAGAGCGGCCGAGGCCGTCATCCCAAACGATCACGTTTTCCCATTGTGAACCCTGCGATTTGTGCCCTGTGATCGCCCAGCCGAAGGTCGCCTCGGTCAATAACCTTTTCTCCTTCCAGTCGCGATCATGGCGGTGGCGGTCGAATGCGATGTGATCCTCGAAGTGCCCTTTGTAGATGCGCAGCCGCCCGGGTTTGCCATCGGGGCCGGGAGTGCCGATCTGGTTGCCCTCCTCGTCGGCGACCGTCGCCGAAAAGTAGAGGCTGCCCTCATCCACGATGTCGTCCAGAGTGACGAACATGCCGTTGATGAGTCCAAGATCGTTCTGGTTCTTCAGGCAGATGATTTTCTCCCCACGGCCGGTGGGCAACCAACCGTGCTCAAAGCCGGCCGCCCTGCGCATGGCGTTGTTGAGCTGCATCCTGGTCGCGTTCATGCCGCAGATGACCTGACCGCCCCGCAGCGCCTGTTCGGGCGTCACGTCCTGCTTGCGCATTTTCCAGACGAAGGTGTCGTACTGACCAAATCCGATCGGCTCGCCCTGCCGCGCCATCGTGGCGAGCCGGATGATGGCGCTCTCTCGCGCCTGCCGGTGGATTTCGGTCAGCATGATGTCTGGGGCGTCCTTGGTGAACGCGCCTTCGCCCTTGATCGGCGGCAGCTGGCCCGGATCGCCGAGGACCAGAATGGGTTTGCCGAAGCTCATTAGGTCGCGAGCCATGTCCTCGCTGACCATCGACACCTCATCGAGCACGATCAGCCGGGCATGGGCGGCATCGCTCTGTGGGTTGAGCGCAAAACGCGGCTTCTTCATCGCCGACAGCGCCTGGCGCATGGCCTCGATCGCCGCGTCCGCGGCGGTGCGCTCGAACCCGCCGAGCCGGTGGGCCGCCTTCTCGGCCTCCTCAATCTTTCCAGCTGCCGCTGCGACTTCCTCCTCGGTCGCCTCAATGACGCTGTAGATCAGGCTGTGGATGGTGCGGGCCGGCGTGCCCTTCCGGCGCAGCACCAGCGCCGCCTTGCCGGTGAAGGTGGCGGTCACGACGCCGGACACACATTCGCCATCCCGCTCGCCGCGATGGAGTGCAAGCCCAAGCTCGTCGAGAGCAAGCTTCAACACCGTGCTCTTGCCGGTTCCCGCATAGCCAAACAGCCGGAACACCTGCTGCTTGTCCGTACGGTTCTCGAACCAGTCCTTGATGGCCGCAATGGCGCGCGCCTGGGTGTCGGACGGGGTGATGTCGGTCACGACGCCAATCTCCAACACCGGTCCTGCCATGCACACGGCGGATGCCAATCGCCGCCGGTACGCCCGCCGCGACAAATGGCGGAGCTCCGGTCGGTGGCAGCGCGCGGCAGCAATTCCTGTGCATTGCTGGCCTGCACGACCTGCACGGCCTTGTCGCTCATCGACTGCGCGAGTGCCGCGTCGAACGGTACGAGTTCTGCGTGCAGCTCCCAGGTGTCGCGATTGAGCGCGGTGAACAGCGCCGGATTCGGCAGATCCAGATAGGCCTGATAGAGTGCTATCTGCGCCGCGTAGATGGGCTTGGCAATCACGACGCCTTTCTTGACGACCTCCTTCCAGGCCGCGGCCCCAAGTGCCTTGGTCTCCCACAGCGCGGGAAATTTCATTGTGACCGTCCCACCGAGCAGGCAACCGTCGATGTGGCCCTTGAAACGGCCGTCGAGCGCGGAAAATCCAAACTGCCGGCCATCCGGGCGTTCGGTCCGCAGGTCGAACCCGGCGGCACGCAACCAAGCGGCGACCACATCCTCGCCGCGATGACCGGCTTCGAAAATGCGCAGCGTTTTCGGCTCGAACTCCCGGTCCTGATCTTTTGGGACCGCAAGATAATCGAGTTGAACCTGTCGCAGGCATTCGCGGCCGAGCCCGGACGTGCTGACATAGCGGCGGGGTGCCTGAACGCGATTGCGGGCGACGAGCGCTGCATCGATGGCCGCGTTGATGGCAACTCGTATGCCGGGGTCGCGGCTCGGCCCGTCGTATTGGCAGCCGGATTGATGGTTGAGATCGATCAGATACTGCATTCGCCGCGCTCCCAGAAGCCGCCGGCCAGCGCGATACAGCGCAGCTTATGTTCCTGCGCCGGTGTCAGCATGGTGCAATCGCCGTACAGGCTCATTCTCTCGCGGAGGCTCGCGCAGAATTCGACCTCGAAATCGGTCTCGGCATTGGCCTCAGCCGCTTGCAGCAGAGCTTGCAAATCCGAGCCCTCGCGGTTCAGGTCGATGGTCATGGCGTGCTCCTAAAATGGAATCGGATCGTCGAACGCAGTGCCGGTCCGTTCGGAAATGGCAGCTTGGCGCTGTATGCTGTCGACGTAACCGGTCACCGCCGCTTCGATCAGTTGATCGATCTCCGCGGCGGTGCGGTGGTAAAAGGGCTCCATCAGGCCGAGCTCGCCGAGCGCCTCGGCAAAGGGGCGACGGGCATCTTTCAATGCCTGCGTCTCCCGTGCGGTCTTGTCGATCATCCCGTGGTTCCTCTTGGCGATAGCGGCGCCGGCCTTGAGGCAGCGCATCGAGCAGAACGCGAACGTCGGATAGCGGTCGGGTAACAGCAGATGCGTGTAGTAGAGGCCGCGGGTCTCGCGGCCGCAGACGGCGCAGAGCATCATCCGAGCAGCATCAAGAGTTTCTGCGACCCGGGTTCTTCGGGTTTTTCCGTCTTCCGCCGTGACGCCAACACGATGAAGGTGCTGATCGCGTTCTGCGCCATGGCTTCGAGATCCGCCAAGGTCAAACAGCGAATGGGCTGATGCAGCCTTCCTCTTCCTTCGAGCCATTCGCCGATCGCCTTCGCGGCTTCACGCGTGACGTGTGCCTGCCACTCGTCGTCGGTCATGCGTTTGCTATCCTTGGCGGGCCTCAGGTGTTGAGCCATGCCGGACCGGTCGCGGGCGTGGCCTGCGGCGGGGTATTTGCGCTTTCGTTGGCCCACGGCACGCCGGCCTGCGCGGCAGAGGGTGTCGGCGGCGCGCCCCATGCGGGTGCTTGCTGTGCGGCGGTGTCCGGCGCCTTGCGGGGCTTGGCGTTGACGGGTTCGGCCGTCACGTTGTCGCCGCGCATGATGGCTGCGTATTGCGGGTCGCCTGGCAGAACGATGTTGGCGAGCTTGTTGGCGTCCTTGTATTGCGGGTTCGACGTCGGCTCGACCATGACCCTTGCAGCAAACACGATGCCGTCGAGTTGCTTCAGTCCCTGGATGACGCGTTTTTGCTTCGCAGTTGGACTTTCATCCCTGGGATCGAGGCCGATCGCGCTGTCGACCATGGCGCGGAATGCGCTCTTCGAGATGTTCCAGCCTTTCGACTGTCCCTTCTCGTCGACCTTGCCGCCGGCCACCGTAAAGTTCTGCCAGAACTTGCGCCTGGCGAAGGGGCCAGCGACCACCGTGAATTCACAGTCGAGCATCTTGGCGTCGCTGGTTTGCGAGGCCTTGAGCAGACGCGCGTCCATGGGCGTCGAACCATTCACACCACCCGGACGAATGGTCATCTTCACCTTGGCGAAGGTCCCGTCCGGGATCAGCTCGCCGACGGGCGGCGACTGTGGCTGGGCATCATTGAGGTCGTACATGTCGGTCTCCTTTGTTGAGAGATTGATCAGGGGGCGTGAAATTGCGGGCCCGAGGCATCCGGCATCGCCGAGCGCGCGGGTTCGATCGGTGCTGTGTTGATCTTGGCGAGCAGCACGCCGAGGTCGGGCGGTTCGCTCATGTCGAGCCGGCCGCTGCGATCCTTGGCCGGTAGGCCGAACGGGTTTCCGGCGCGGCAGACCAGCCGCCGTTCGCTCGCTCTCTCGTCGAGCACGTAGCCGCCCTCGGCGTCGCGCGAGAACAAATGCAGTGACATCACCTGATCGACGATGCCGGGTAGTTCGCGGCCGGCCTTGGAGCCTTCCATCTGCGGCTGCCAGACCGTGACGTTGAACTCGTCGGTGATTTTTTCAAGCACGCCAACGAAGATCACCGTCTTGCCAGCGGCATGCTGCAGGTGCTTCAGCGCCTGGATCACCTCTCGCCCGAGCAGACCGTAGGCACCGCGCACGTCGGGTTTGCCGGTTCGCTCGGAAAAGGCTTCCGGTTGCTGGCGGGCATAGACCATCACCTGGCGCGTGAGATCCGTGATGCTGTCGACAAAGATAATCGACTTCGACCGCAGGAACTCTTCGACACCGGTGCCGGCGTACATCCCACGTGCGTGCTGGAAATGCTGCGCGCTATACCAGGCGTTGGAATCGGCCGCTGGATCAGGTCCGCCGATGAGAACCGTTAGGTCGCGGA